CGATAACCACCAGCACCACCACCACTACCATAAGAGTTGCCACCACCACCACCACCAGCAATTACTAAAAAGTGTGCTGAGAAAGGCTCCGCAGCAGGACCACCACCAGCCGCAACTCCGAATTTGCCGAATCCTGATCTTAATGTCATCTGGAATCCTTCATTTTTTCTATTTCTTCTTTATTAACATCAATTTTCTTTTCATTATTTATAGAAGTAATATCGAAGATAACTTTCTCTAACTTTAAAAATGATATTCTTTCATTTGGAACATATCTCCATACATAATCACCATCAAACTCACCAGAACTTTTAGTTACACCAAATACAGTTTCAGTCATTCCTATCTTAACAATCAACGCTCGTTCGCCATCTAATATAACTTTATCACCTTCTCTGAATTGTGGATTGAACTTAAACTTTATTCCTTTAGAAAAACTAGAAACAAAATCTTTCAACATAAATGCAATAATAGCTGACATAAGAACAGCTACCCACGGGAGAATTAACTCTGTTAAATCAGTACTTAAAGTTTCCATTGATTGTATCTCTGTCATTTATTCAATTTCTACCCATCCTTTAGTGTTATCTGATTGGTATAAATCTTCATCCCAAGTATATGCTTCATCATCATCTGGATAAGTTATAGGAGCTTCCCAATGACAAGTATCATCATCTAATGTCCAAGAATTATGAGGTTTTTGTGAATAAAATGCATCTTTGCCGAAATTAGAAAATACTGTCATGTACCTTTTCCTTGTATCATCTTCTGTAAATCCGCTGTTGACCCAACAAATAAAGCATTAGTTACATTTTGAGTATTTTTCTCTTGTGTCAATTCTTTTTTCTTTTTAGCTAGTTCTAATAAATCTTTATTCGTATCAGTTAAAGTTTTCATCAAATTAGTGGCCACTTCAAAAGCCCTAGGTGATTCACTTTGTCTAGCAATATCCATCACTGTATTTAGATCGCCCATACCAGAATCTATTAAATCTCTTAAATTCTTTCTAGCATAATCATAATCATCTTCTACTTCATTATTAGTAGAAGGTGCTATTACTTCTTGAACTGGAGGATCTATATTTAATATTTCACTAAATTTATCGTTGAATGTCATGGCTTCTCATCACCACCTGTTACTGGGTTATATATTAAACCATCTGTATAGAAGAAAGTATTAGAAGCAAATCCGTAATCATCATCTACATCAATTAGACTTCTATCTACAGAAGCGGCACTATTTGTTGTTGGTGAACCATTAGCTAATAGACCGGGAACTAAGACTACACGACTACTTCTAGGTGTATTAAGAGCAGTATTTGCATGGAAATCAATTTGTGTTCTAGTGATAGTACCAGTATTTGTAACTGGGCCGTATAGATAACCTTTCATTGTAAAGTTTAAATTCCATATGATAGCTCGTCTAGTTTGATAATCTCCTTCATAAGCATCTTCAAAATCTACACTTGTTAATATAGTGGGTATATCCATTGCTATATCCATAGATGGTATTAAATTAACAGATGTATTCCATTCTGGCATAAAATAAGGTAAAATTTGTTCTAGTATTTGTGTTCCATCATCTGCATTTCTTACAAAAATAGATAATATAAATTGTAAATCATAAGGTACTGGTATATATTGTGTTCTAAGAGTTTTTTTATCAGAAGTTAAAATGTATGAATTCTTTTGAGTAGAATTAAGTTTTCTGATAGGATCATAGTTCATACCGCTCAATTCAAAACCTATTCTAGGTAAAGAGATAGCAACGGCTCTATCTAAGTTAGGGTCGGTATCTAATCTAACTAAGAATTTTTGTTTAGGACCATATGCAATAGGTACAGCAATTGTTTGTACTCTTACACCAGAATTATTTGTTCTTTGTATTTGAAGGTCTTTAAACATAGAACCGAAAACAGTAACATATCTTCTGATTAGACCATTAGAGAAATATTCAAACATTAGTCAACTACCACTTCTTACATGACCAATAACGGGCCATAGTACGGGGTCCTGGATCATCACAATTATGTCTAGCTCTAAAACTTTTTCTTCTAGCAGGAATATGTTTCTTGATAGTCATATTAGAATCTACCTTCTGACCAAGGATCTCTTTCAGAGAAATCTATAATATCATCAGATAATATCTCTGAACGGAATAATGCATTATTAGCTTGTGCATCCATAGTACTTAATGAAAACTCTTGTATAATACTATCACCATCTTCACCAAGAATAACACCAGTTCCATAACCACCACCTGCTTCTAGAGTGAATTCGAATAGAGTACTATCAAGTGAGAAATTATCTTCAACATCATCTATTTCACTATAACCAGTATCGAGTTTTTCAGAACTATATTCGAATAGTTCACATCTAATATCATATGTTTGTAATCTACCTGTTTGATAAAAGATAGCTTCATGTTCCACATGTTTTATTTCAAATATTTTAGCAACCATAGGGAAGTAGATTAAATCACCTTCGTTTGGTCTATTTGAAGTAATAGAATATCCGTTAGCAGTACCAGCTTCTAATATAATAGATTCAGTTTCATTATTACCAGTTAGATATTGTCTTGAAGGTGCGGCCGTATTAGCTTCTTCTGTAAGATAATTATATCCTACTTCTGTAGTTAATTTTTCGGTACGAATTTGATCAAATCTTTTACGAGCCATAGTAAATGTAATTTCATCTCGAATTTGTAATCCAAACCGAGAAAGCAAATCACCTTCACCTTCAAATCCTTCTACATTTTTCACATACATTTCTACATCAGCGGCATTATTAAATGTAGATAATGAATCTTCTGAGAAAAGATTGTCTCTAGATACTATAGTTCTGGGAATATATTTTACATCATGACCATATACTTTAATAGATTCAATAGTAAGATCTTCTACTAAATCTTGTTCTCTTGCATATGTAAAGTTACTAAAGTACTTATTGGTTGCCATTTTATCAACCAGTCATATCATGTACAAGCGGACTATAACTAGTAATCATGTCTTCTTCTAGTTTATTAATTTCGTCTGTTGCTTCTTGAAGGATACGAGGACCATCTAATGTAATACCACCGGGCAATTGAACTCCAGCAAATTTACTTAAATTAAAGCCCCATTGTCTTTTAAATAATGCGGTTGAATATCTAAGTAACCATCTATCATTCCAAACATCACTATAAGTATCACCATCTATTGTACGATAGCAATCTATAATGATATAATCATCAACTGCCACATCATTTGCCCAATCCATGTCAATATATAATTTATCAGTATGTCTATTAAACCTAATAGGTTTCTTACCGACAAAGATTTCCTCTAATGTTTCAACATGCCTCATAGCATTAATATATGGGGCCGCTGTCGCAGAAGAAAAATCAAATAAATCATTTAAATGAATTTGATATCTAATATTAAAGAGGTTTGATGAACTATTTGAATTGCCTATATTGAATAATCTAGTGATACCTTGAATATTATTATTAATAGCAATATATTCATTCGTTTTATCTGAACTAGTGATTTGGTGTTTTAGATAAACGTGTTCGGTACCATCGTAATGATAATCACGAAAATATTGTAAAGACTCATCAATACGATCTTCCAGTTGCTCATCATCTACGTTAATATCAATAACTGGCGAGCCTAAGCTACGAAGGCAATATTGTTTATGTTGTTCTCTTGTAGAAGGTGTTGCCATAGAATCCTCGAAATATAATGTTCTATGTTATTTATAATCAAGAAGATACTTCTTCTATGCTGTATAAGTTCCGGGAGAGTTGAAGGTAATAATTTTTACTATTACTATAATTGAGAATATAAGCGGCCGCCTAAGTCAGGTACAGTGAAATTAGCAGTATATCGTCCCACACCTTTTGTAACTCTAATAGCGTCTAAATGACCATTTAAATCATTGTTGCCGCCTAGACCTTCTCCAAACGATAACCCGCCATCAGCTCCGTCTTCAAGAGTTTTATCATTAGTGCCACTTCCTTTAGAAACTCCGTCTACATAAAATGTAATAGTTCCAGATATACGAACCGCCGCTACATGATACCATGTGGATTGAGAAAATGCAAAAGTACCGGTAGTTACGACTTCGGCAGCTTGTGCGTCATAAGTTACGAATTTTAAATTTTGAGCACCAGTGTCAGTTCTTATGACCCAGTTACCATTCTTTCCACTAGTATAATATCCATCAGATCCAGCTAAGGCCTGATAATTCGTAGTGGCATCAAACATTACAAACATTTCTATGGTAAAATCACCTGACCCGAAATCAAAATTAGCGTGGGCAGGAACCTGTAACCAATCACCAGTTCCATCAAGTTGTATACCGAAGCCATCGAATTTTGATTCCGCGGCTGTAACATTGGCATTACCAACTTCGGTAACTGTATGTCCAGTCGGGGCAACATCAATAGTTGCTGCATCGGCTCTAGGCTGAATAAAAAGCACTACACTAGAACCAAAGGGATCATTCTTCCATTTATCGTTTTGTATTCTATTAATAATAGAATATCCATCACCAGAACTTTCTGATATTGACCAAATTCCGGAATTGTATTTATTATCAAGATGACCTTGATGTCCTGTATATGGATATGCTGAACTAGGTACAGAAAAATTACCAGTGTATCGCCCTACACCTATTGTGACCCGAATAGCGTCCATGTAGCCAGTGAAGGTTCCCTGAGACGATGAATGGGCACCTATCCTGGGTCGCG